TCCGCAGGAGTTGTTCCGTTTGCTACAGAAATCCAGTCGGTATTGTGAATTGTAACGCCGATAATTTTGCCCTCCATCGAAGCGGAGGGCATATCGATATGATTGGGATTGTGCTTTGTAAGCAAATATTCATTGACGATCACATCGCCAAGATTTGTTGTTTTATCAGGTTTTAAGATTGCCATAATCAATTCTCCTCCTTGTTATTTTCATCTTCAGTTCTGCCGACTTTGGTCTGCAAAACGTCAATTGCTTTTTTGATTGCAGGCGGGAAAGGAACTCCCATTAAACTGGTATTTTCCACGATAGAAAGCAGCTCATTCAGGCAAAAACTAATGCAGACTGCGTCACGGATGTACGTTGTACCGAGCAGAATATCCATCCTCACGGCGACAGCAATAAGGAGCAAGGTGCAAACTTTCTTAGTAAGTCCGAACCAGCCTGCTTTTGAGGAAAGTCCGCCGCTGTCAGTGTGCTTGGACTTTCCCATTGCGGCGGTGACTACTCCGGTGAAAAAGTCAATGCCCATGAAAATCACCAGCGTGACCAATGCGGAGTCCCAGCCACCAAAAATAGCGGCTATAAAGCCGCCCACCAGTCCTGCGACCGTGCAAAATGTTTCTTTCATTTTCATCTTCCTTTCGTTATTTGGGTATAAAAATACCGCTTGCAGAATAATTCCGCAAACGGTTATTTTCAAATATTTATTTGTATATTTTAAAGTCATTAATCAAATTGCGTTTTCCAATTCTCTGAGTGATATGCTGCAAAGCACATTTTAATCTGCTCTTCATTATTTTTTTCCGTTGCAAGTTTTGGAAGATCGTTTGCAGAAAAATAACAGTACTCAGTTGTTTCAATATTTTTTTCAAATTGTCCGCCAATTACTGAACATTGAACAAACACCTTACAAACACCATATGCATACACGGGCAGATTATGTTTTGCCCTATCCTGAATAGCAATAATTCTATCTGCAACTACGTCTAATCCGGATTCCTCTTTAACCTCTTTGATTGTATTTTCTCCAATCGAAACATTAACATCGCACCATCCACCCGGAAGTGACCATTTTCCATTGTTTTCTTTAACGAGAAGAATTTTGTTGTTGTCAAAAATGGCTGCACGAGTATCAAGTTTTGGTGTCTGATACCCTGTTTCATTGCAGAAAAGTCCTTTGACTTTTTCAAATGGAATATCTGTCATATGAGACATAATTTCTGCTGAAATTGCTCTGATACGTTCATATCGTTCATGGTCATAAACATCTTTTCCATATGTAAGGCCTGCTTGCGCAAGACTTTGTAATTCTACTGCCCATTTTAACCATTGTTCATTTTTATCCATGATTGTACCTCCAGCAGTTCAAATTCACCATTCCCATTATACCACTCACATCTAAAAAAGTCAATTCAAAACCTGAATCTGTTTTATCACCGGATGCGAGTTATTGGAATGTCCAGCAAAGGCAAAATAATATGTACCATTGCTGACATTACAATCAGATAATGTGGTGATATGGCCATCAGAATACAGCCACTGAAATGGGATTTTTATTGCTGTGCCATTCTGAATCTGCGTGAAAACATAAACAGAAACCGGTACGTCATTTCTTTCGGGTTTCGGCACAAGATACAGATCGCCGTTTTCAGTTGCTCCTGATTGGTAACACATAGAAATCTGCGATTTTTCGGACAAATTTAATTCTTTTGCACAGACAATATAGACCATACCGTCCCAACCGAAATCATCCACAGAAAATCTGATTTGATAGTCATTGTCGGCTGAAAGGAAATTCGGATAATTCGCTGAAAAATCAGTTATGGAATTGTAGGCATTGTTGTAAATCGTGAACAGTTCTGAACCATATAAATCAAGAGCATCCGCACCAGCCGAAAACAGCGTAACTGCGTTATTTCCATTTGCAAGCTGTGATTCCAGAAGTGTAATTCTGTTCTCCAAATACAAAATCTTATCATTCTGATTCTGCTGATCGTACAGCACAGAATCCTGAAATTGCTGTAACTCAATCTCAACATCGGAAATTTCGTCCCATTTCGCCACTTTTGCCGAAGTAATGCTGTTCAAAAGCGTCAGATTATGATGCCAATGAGCCTGCGAAATGACCGGTTCTACAGATTCTCGAATAGTCTGAATATCATATTGAACGCCGTCCTCAAACTGCTGCAAACCACCTAACATAGCCATATCATCGGAGGTAAGCGAATCAAGAACCGCCATATTTTTATGGGAATGCAGCTCTCTTGTCAGAGGAATCATGCTCTCACGAATTGCAAGAACTTCTTCGTTCAGCTGTTCAATAGTTGCATAGTCGTCAAGATTAACAACAGTTTTCAAGCTTTCAAGCCACTCCTGTTCCGTGCCAATAAATCCGTGAGAGAGTGCGATCTCATAGGCGGATTGACCGTCTGCACCATCTCTGCCGTCATGTCCGTTTTCACCGTCAACGCCGTCCTTGCCGGAAAGTCCGTCAGCACCTTTCAAACTTTTCAGCCATTCTGAAACTGTTCCTGCAAATCCATTTTCTTTGGCAATCTCATACGCTGAAAGTCCGTCCTTACCGTTCACACCCGATTGAATCTCGGCAATTTTCTGCAGAAGCTGCGTGTACAGATCAGGCGTTGGCGGAATCGGCGTATCATCGTCAACAAATCCCGATTCACGAATATTCAGTGTAACAGGCACGGTAGTTGCTCTGACGGTCGTATAACTCTCGGCATCATATCCGAAAACGCTCATCTTCACCGCACCCACATGAAGCTCCGCAGGCAAGTGACAGGAAGTGCCGTCAAATCCAAGAACGATGCTGTAAGTTTCATCGCACTGCGAAAACTGCACGACCTTATGAAACTTCTTCCAGTCGCCGTCAAAAATAAACTTTAGATTCACAAATGCGATTTGATGATTGGCAAGCACCTCACGTTCCAGAACTTCGATTTTCTGCTGTTTTACAAGAAATTTCCACATTAGTTTTTCACCTCTTTCCATACGCTGTTTTCAGAATCATACTCCATAAAACCATCCGTACACTGAATTCTTTCGAGTACGGATTCACTAACACCGCCGTGACCGTCCCAAAGACGACCTTTCCCAACTTCTGCCCACTGTGCAAGCGTTCCCTCATAGGTGATTTCACGCAGATTATCACAGTAAACGAAGCTTGAATCTGCAATATATTTACAGCTAACACCAATAGTAACCTCCGTCAGTGAAATGCAGCCGGAGAACGCCACAGAGCCGGTTTTCTCGCACTGGATATTGACACTTTTAAGCAACTCACAATGAAAGAATGCGTATCTTCCGAAATTTTTCACTGTGTCAGGAATGTACACTTTTTCAAGTCTTGAAGCTGTAAATGCACCCGTACCAATTGTTGTGAGAGATGCCGGAAATTCAATGGATGTTATCGCTGTGCGGTTGAATGTCAAGTCGCCGATACGCTCCAGATTTCTCGGCAGTACGATATTTTCAAGATTTCTGCACGCCGCAAACAGCCAGTTTCCAAGTGCTGTGATACCGTTTGAAAGTTTGACTTTCTGAATCGCTTCATTTTCATAAAACGGTGAATCCGGCTCATCAGAATACCCCAGCTGAATGGCAAATCCGGTGTAATCGTTTGTTGCACCGCTGCCGCTGATGCTTAGCGTACCGTCAGAATACTGCGTATAATAGGCGTTTTCGCCAATCTGACCAATATCCACGATTTCTCCTGTGATGCCGCTGACACGTTCTGAAAGTTCGCCAAGCTGCTCCTGAATATTTTCAAGCAGACGGTTGTTTTTCTCGTAGGCATCGAGCATTTCCGACACCTTGCACTTGCCTAAAATACATCTGACATAGCCGCATTTAGAAGAACTCTCACGATAATCCGTAATGCCTGACTGCTTGATTTCAGTCACTCCTGCATTCAGACGAATCGCTGCAAGGGTGAGATAAGTTTTTGTTTGGGAATTTGCAAAGTTTGGAATCGCCGGGGTAGTCGCCGCTGTTCCTGCCTTTACTTCAATATCGCATTTTCGCACTGCATCGCTTGTATCGCAGTAAATGCCGATGATGATGTACTTGCTCATGGATTCGTCCACATATCGGGATAAATCAAGGGTATAAGGAGAATCATTGATGAAATAATGACCGCCTATCCAAGCCTTACCTGTGCCAATTGTAACGGATAAGTTTTCATTCGCCGTCACCTTAAAACAATCGCCGTAAGTATCGAGGATTCCATTACAAATCAGGCTCGAAAGATAGCTTGTGAAGTCCTCCGCTGTATACGTTCTGTCCAGACCTCTGGAATCGAAAAATCCGTATGAAAATGCCATAAAATCACTCCTTAAACTTTGAATGTGGGCGTTAGCCCTCTGCCGTTCTGGTCGAAGCTTTCCACCATGCCGATTAGCTGAATTTTTGGCTGAGATAAGCCAAATCGCTCGTGCTGAACCGTAACATAATCGCCGACAAAATAATCCTTGTTGTACTGATACTGCCGACCGTCAACGGCAATGGTAGACTCGCTTGACTCCGTGATCGGCACAAGGTTTTCCGCACCTTTTTCCTGTAAAAGCTCCAGATATTCTTCATCTGAAATCTGCACTGTTTCACCATTGTCCTGCGTTTCCTGCTGAATGTCCTTTGCGTCAACGTAGACTTCGTAACGGTCAAGATTCTGCGGTTCATCGCCGTGAAAAAACATCGTTCTTTTTCTCGCATCGCCCTCACCGCAGCCGAGAATATATGCCGTATTGATATGAGCCGAACTGTCCGCAGAATAGGCAAAATTCAGCAAATTATTGTAGGAATCCGAAAAAACAAGATGCGGATTTTCTTCCTGCAAAATGCTCCTATCAACGCCCTCAGAGAGTTCAAAACGCATTTTGTACTGACCGCTGTTGACAGTCGTTTCCTGCAACCGGATATTTGCCGTACCGCCTATCAACTCGCAGATTTTGTATATCCATTCCATGAGATTTGCGTAGCTGACCTGCAATCGTGCGGTCTGCTCCCAGCAAGAGCCGGAAATCGTGCCGATTTGCAATCCCGGAATCAATCGTGAGCTGTTTGCCATGCAGTTCTGACGGACTGCCTTTTGCAGCATTTCTCCGTAGCTTGTTTTGCTTGTAAATGACAATGTTGGATAAATAATTCTTCGTGAAAGCAACGACATCAAAAATCTTCCCGTGACGGTCAAATAATCACCGTTTTCCGAATCTGTTTCCAGTGCAACGGACTCTATAATTCCAAAGTGTGTTTTATCATCATCTCGACCGATAATTTTGCCGATTTGGAAAACGGCTAAATTGCGTGGATTTGCAGCAATATATATTTCAAACTGTCCGCACTGGTAATATTCCACGTCCCATAAAAGACTGCTGAAACTATCGCAAACAGCCTCCAAAGTGATAGAAATATCACTGTCGTTTGCCTGCATATCATAAACTTCAATCTGCATTTTACACCCCCAGATAAGCGTCCGTGTGAATCAGCGTCACACGGAGATTTTTCATATTTCGAACTGCCGTCAGATGAAAGGTGTTCACACCCTGTGACAAATTCAGCCAAGTCGAACCCGAAACAAGACGGTTGATAATATTGCAATCCACGCCGTTTCGGGTTAAAGTCACTGTTTTGTTGCCTGTTTTCGTGGTAATCGTGATGACATCGCCTTTCAAAATTTCGCCCTTGATTTGCAGATATTCACCGGTATCAGCGTTATAAATCGTCGGAGTCATGGCATTGGCGACCGCTTCAATTTGAATCGTAAATCCAGTCACATCGCCGTGATTTTCAATAGAAATGTTATCGGTTTTGCTGTATGTTCCCAGCACAAAAGGCTTGTCATTTTCGGGAAACGGAAAATGAAACGCTCCCGTTATCTGTGAATAATATGCGTAAACTGCGGATGTACTGTACCAGTAAATATCGGGGCAGATGATGCTGATTTGTCCGCTTGTAAGGTTAGAAAAATTGCTGATTTCGCAGGTCTCCACATAGCCCTCGGTATACACGTCAATATTCGCAGTGCTGTAATATATCTTGATATATCTGGACGGCTTGACCACACGATACAGTGTATGACGGCGGTTCTCAATTCCGACACCTCGCATCTGAAAGGAAATCACAAGGTTACGTTTTTCGATGAAAGCATTGTTCAGATAACTTCCGTCCATGCCTGCGTAAGTTGATGTGCTGATTGTTCCGACAGGAGGATACAGGCCGTCAATTTCGGAGGTCATGTATTGGTTGGCAGTGGTGGTCATATTGATTTGCTCGCCGGTTTCGTTTTCTAAAATTAAGGTGAATCGCATGGTGCAATGCCTCCCTTCTGCGGTTTGACTTTTTGGGGAAAATGTGATATACTTTGGATATACAAATCGTAAGTTGTGAGGTGTAATAAATGAATAAAAGCAATTTTCCATTTGCAGATGCTCCAAATACTGCTTGTTTTATTTGTCGTCATATATTAGATGAAAATAAACCAATACTATATGTTTCTCATGATGAAGATGGTTACTGGCAGTTTTTATGTGGAAAAAATCATAATGAGGAAGATGCGAGAATAATCTCATTGGAAGAGATTTTGAATATTGATGAATCAATGAGTGACTTAGCAGAATTGGATTATGGTGAATATGCAGAAGCAGAAAATGAAACAAGTGATTGGATTGTAAGATACAAAGATAAATAAAATTCTGATTATCTCAGCGATAACTTCCATTTTGCCATACTAAAGGAACGACTAAAAATCGCTCCTTTATTACGTTTTCAACGCATTCCGAGTCTGCCTATAAATCTCCAGCCGTGACAGTGATTTCGGACTATTATTAGTCTGATTCACCGTACGGCTGTTGTCGTTTTGGTAGTAATTGTTGACCACAGAACTCTCAGAACCGCCATTCATAACAGCACCCGAAATTCCATCAAGTTGATAGCTCAAATCTGAATTCAGCGAAATTTTCATGGTGTTCGCAACACCCGATACCGCCTTGGCTACGACCTTCTTACTTTTGTTGATTCCGTCTGCTAACCCTTTCATAAAGTCCGGCATCCAGCTTTCAAAATCCGTCAGAGGGCCAACATCCGGAACGGAAAAATGAAGATAACTTCTGATTGTATCAGCAACATTTGTACAAGCGTCAGAAATCCAGTTGATACAGCTTTTGATGCCGTCCACAATCCCGCTGATAATATCCCTGCCCCAATTCCAAGCATCGGAAGCAAGCCCTTTTACAAAATTCATGGCATTATTGAAACCGCTTTTTACCGTGTCCACGATACCGCTGATTTTGCTTGAAATAGCGCTTTTAATATTATCCCAGATATTTGAAACTGTAGACTTAATAGAATTCATTACGTTGGAAATGGTCGTTTTAATGCTGTTCCAAATATTAGATACCACGCTTGAAATGGCATTCAAAACGCTGGAAACCGTTGATGAAATGCTGTTCCAGACCGAAGAAATCACAGACCAGATGGAATTGAGAATCCCTGAAATAAAGCCGGAAATCGCATTCCACACAGTCGTGATAACGCTGTGAATCGTGTCCATGACTGTAGAAATCGCAGTTGAAATTGCATTCCATATCGTCTCGAAAAACGATTTGATACTCTCCAAAATCGGCGTGATAAATTCAACAATAGCGTTCCAGATAGTCTGAATCTTCTCGGAAATCCAGTCCATGACATTGCTGATAATGATATGAATCGCCTGAAAAATGGTTTCAAAAAGATATTTGAACGCCTCCAAAAGCGGAGAAATAAACTCATAAATGGTGTTCCAAACGATCGAAATGACGTTATAAATCGTATCCATGACTGTTGAAATCGCTGTAGAAATTGCGTTCCATATAGTAGTGATAAAAGTGTGAATTGCTGTGATTTTCTCCGAAATATAGGTGTAAATCGCATCCCATATTCCAACAAAAAAGTCACGGATTCCCGTCCATATAGATGTGAAAAAATCGCTGATTGACGTGAAAATCCCCGAAACAAAAGAAGAAATGCTGTTCCAGATATTCACGAAAAAGTCCTTGATAGCCGTCCAGACCTCGTCCCACGAAGTTCCGAACCAGCCCAAAAATACATCGGCGATGCCTTTCAGTGTATCCAGGATATTGGTAAACGTGTTCTTGATAAAGTCCCAGATGCCGACAAAAATGCCCTTGATGCCGTTCCACATCTGCTCCCAGTCGCCGGTAAACAGACCGATAAAAACGTCCAGAATGCCAAGAATGACATCAACAATAACATCAAAAGTTTCAGCAATATAGGTAAAAACTCCCTCGAACCAAGGTGCAAGAATATCGCAAAGTCCCTGCCATACGGTTTTTACGACATCACCAAAACTCTCAAAATTGAATCCGAGAGCATTCAGCCTTTCAACAATTCCGGATGTGAGATTTTCAAAAGTTGCCTTGATCTGCTCCCATATCGCAAGGATGCTGTTTTTGAAATTCTCATTGGTATTCCACAGATGCATAAACGCTGCCACCAATGCCGCAATCGCCGCAACAACAGTAACCACAGGTGCAGAAATACCGCCGATTGCACCACTTAACGTTGCAAATGCAGTTTTCGCACCTGCAATCATTGTCGGAATTTTTGATACAAACTGCATCAGCGTTCCCACAGTGGAAATTGTTTTGCCAACAACAATAAGCAGAGGTCCTAACGCCGCCGCAACAAGAGCGATCCTTACTATCGTTTCTTTGGTGGCTGGATCCATTGCATTCAATTTGTCAATAAAGCTTTGAATTTTCGCCACAATCTCTCGAATCACGGGCATCAAGATTTCACCGAAAGATATCGCCAATTCCTCAAGCTGAGATTTTAAAATGGTAAGCTGACCGCCAAGATTATCCTGCATAGTTTCCGCCATTGAAAGAGAAGTCCCGTCGCAATTTTCGATTGCTCCTGACAGCTTATCAATATCGGCAGGTGCGGCGTTCATCAAGGCAAGGAATCCTGACATGGCGTTTTTGCCCACAAGAGATTGTGCCGCACTTGCTTTTTCAGACTCCGACATCTGGTCAAATGCCACACGGCAATCCGCCAATATATCGGACAATTCTCGCATCGAGCCGTCCTGATTTGTAGTTGCAATCTCCATTTCGCCGAAAGCGTCAGAGCAGAATTTTACATCACTCGACAGTGCCGTCATGATGGAACGCATAGACGTGCCGGACTGCGTAGATTTGATTCCGGCATTCGCCATAAGCCCCAATGCTTCGGCGGTGTCTTCGCAGGAAAATCCCAATGCACCGGCGATAGGAGCACAGTACTTGAACGATTCGCCGAGCATGGATACATTGGTATTGGCGTTGGAACTTGCCGCCGCCAAAACATCAGCAAAATGACCGCTGTCGGCGGAAGATAAGCCGAAAGCGGTCAGTGCGTCAGTTACAATATCGGAGGTGGTTGCGAGGTCTTCACCGGATGCGGCGGCAAGGTTCATGATGCCGTCAATTCCGTTCAGCATATCAGTTGTTTTCCAGCCTGCCATCGCCATGTAGTTCATCGCTTCGGCGGCTTCGGAAGCGGAAAATTTTGTTTTTGAACCCATTTCACGAGCCTTGTCACGGAGAGCCTGCAAGTCTTCACCGGTCGCACCGGAAACAGCGGCGACCTTGCTCATGGCAGAATCGAAGTCGGAGGCGGTTTTCACGGCGACAGTTCCAAGAGCAGTCACACCAGCGGTCACAGGAAGCAATTTTTCGCCAGCACCGGAGATTTTATCTCCGACATTTTCAAATATCTGACCTGCTTCACTGATTTTTGCAAGTGCTGTATTTGTTTTTGATGCTTCCGTCTGCAAACACTGCAATTCATTTTCGGTTTCGATAATTTCACGCTGAAGAGCGTCGTACTGTTCCTGCGAGATGTCACCGTTTGCAAGTGCCTGATTTGCTTGTTCTGCGGCAGTTTTCAGGGTTTCCAGTTTTGTTTTGGTTGAACCAATAGTATCAGCCAGAAGTTTCTGTTTTTGCGACAGAAGTTCTGTATTAGTTGGGTCGAGTTTTAGCAGTTTTTCTACGTCTTTTAGCTGTGTCTGGGTGTTTTTGATGTTCTTGTTGACACCTTCCAGAGCCTTTGACAGCTTGGTAGTATCGCCGACAATTTCAACTGTGATGCCTTTGATTCTATTTGCCATGATGGTTCACCTCCTCCGTGAGGGTATGAAAAAAGCAGCCCCAAAGGACTGCTCAGTGTATATTCTATTATCCTCTTGCTCTTACTTGAAGGTAGGAATCAAGTATTCTTGGGAAGTTTTTTTCATACGGAACAGTTCGCTGCTGAATGAAAAGTGATTTTTCACAATACTTCGCATAGCAATAATCTGCGCCGGAAGGACAATTCCATTTTCCTTTGCATTTAACGATTCTGTTTATTTCACTATCGGAATAAGAATCGAAAATATAAAAAAGGTTTGGACAATGAAAATGCAGATACTTTGATACAAAGGAACGTTTATCCATTTCAGTTGCTTTCTTCAGCAACTCTTGCAAATACAGATGTGTAGAAAGAATTTCAGCCAAATTTCCCGTTGTTGGTGTTTTATATTGTCTTAATGCATCCAGTCTTTCATCCAAATCCGAATCAACGATAAGAGGGCCTACATAGCCGTAGTAGAAATCACGATCTCTGGTTTTTCCAGCGTTTTTTCGCCGTTCGACTGACGCAGAGTATGCTCGACCAATCATTGCGATTTTAGCAACAACCTCATGCGTATTATCATGTCGAGGATATTGCTGGCACAGATCATACAATACTTTATCGAAAAGAAACCATTGGGTATGGGCGTCTCTTTTCTGTTTCGACCATTCCAGAATGTTCTCAACAATGCTTTCATCATGAAAAATAAAAGAGTTGCTCATTTTTCAATCCTTTCTTGATCTGTTTCGATTAATCGTATCCATTCAAACAGAGTATCAAATTTTATCAGTATTGCAGCCGTCATTTTTTTATCTTTCTGTTTATCTCTGTCACGCTGGTAGTCTTTCAGCAGTACATTTCCATTTTCAAAAAAGAACACATTATTGTGAGCAAATGCGTTTCTTATATGCCGAAACAAACAACGATAGCCCGCCTCGTGATCAGAAATTTGAGCAGATAAGTTACCATCATCATCCTCAACAATTTCCATTTTGCAATCCATATTTAGCACTGCTCTTGCGTGTAGAGAGCAAATATGGCTATTATCTAAATCCATTGATTGAAGTGCCTTTTTGGTTTGCTTTTCTGTATAAGTAAAAGAAATGTTATTTTTCAGTCCTGATATTTCAAGCATAGTATGAAATAGCTTCTCAGGAGATAACCTCCATATTTCGTTTCCAGATTTATCTTTACTTTTTATCCTCCAGTGATATTTATCTCGCAGGATAGCCTGTGCGTGTTTTTCCTCATTAAGTGGATGTAAAAGATAGAAATCTATGAGTTTCAATATACATGAATAAGAATGCTCATTTCTTTCATCTGAAACAATTGCCTCAAATTGTTCTATAATGCCAGTATTTATAGTAATTGTTTTACATTCAGTGCATCGATGCTTCTTTTCCGTTTCAGACATATAAATCACCTCATGATGATTATAGCACATTTTGTCGAAAAAGTAAAGCATCAAAACGCATCAAAATCCGCCTGCCCAGCGATCTCATGCCAGCCATCAAAATCATCATTTTCCCGCTCGCTGAACATATCGTTGATAATCCCAATCGTCAGCAAATCAAGCTCGGTCATTGAAAGACCGAGCTGTTTGCATCTCAGGAGAAATAGCGGAGTCGTCATCGGTCGGTCAGTCTGGCGATGTTTTTTTTAGATTCCACCTGCGTGGCGGTATTCAGTCCCCATAATTCAATCAACTGCGGAAGAATCTCGTAAATACTGAATGTATTGAACTGTTCAAGGAAGTCATCGGGATTATCGGGAACATTCTCCGGATCAGCGTGCTTCGCCATCACGAAAGCGATGTTCTCAAAAACCTCAAGACTTTCAATGTCAAGGGTGGAATTCTCCTCATCACCCTCCTTGACATTTTTCTGCAAAGCAGCAAAATCTTTGTAAATATCACGTCCGAATTTCAGGCGATAAAGGCGAGGCACAGCCGCACTCGCCTTGAACGGAACTTCGATGCTGTCAATGGTAATATTTTTCTTGATAGCCATAGCTGTACCTCCTTATGAAGTTTTAGTTGCAGTTGTTTTTGCTGCCGCAAACGTCGGAATATATACTGATTTGTACCAGTTATTATAGGTGGTTTCGTCCGTATTTTCACAGGTTTTTGACTTCACCAGACCGTCAGGAAGTGCGGAAGCTTTGAGGGACAGCGTTTCTGTCTTGACCTCTGTACTTTCCTCAGTGGTGGAAGATTCTGTTTTCGGACGACTTGCCGAGCAGCAGTAAAGCACATGGCGGATTTTATTTTTATCGCCCGAAAATTCAAACAGCAATGCAAACTGCGCCGTTTCAGCGTCGTTACGTTCCACAAGCACGCCCTTTGTATCCTGAATTTCACCAAGGATTTCCGTTGCAAAATCGGTGGTGATAAGTGCAATTTCAAGGTCACCGGTGTAGCCGGCGTTGTTGTTGATGACGTAGTAAACGGTGTTATCAGCATAAAACGACTCATTTTCGCCGTTGGCATCAATGCTCAGCGATACAGCACCGGGAATCCTCACAGGCGTTGCAAATGTCGGAACGCCGTCATCAGACCAGCTTGTGATTTTCGCCCAGTGTACCTTGTTAAGACCAAACTTGACCTTGTTCTTTTTCAGAGCCATAATCAAACCTCCATTTCATAAAGGATTTCGTAGAGTTCTTCACTCTCTATCCATGTTTCAATTTTGTTGTAAAAAAGATGATGATGCTTTAGAACGGCTTCAATTTCTGCCTCTGTTTCGGGAGATTTTTCATCCGTGTATAACTCAATATCCAGCTTCTTAAAACTGTGATACATAATGTTGTCTGCACTGAAAGTGTTTTCTCCCGGTGACAGAAAAATCAGAAAAGGAGGCTTAGGACTTTCGCCCTCCGAAAAGTGATGATAAGCGAAAGGCAGTCCCATTTCCTGCATCATTTCGTTGATTTCTTCGTAGTTCATGACAACTCCTTTTTGATGAGAGATTCCAATAAATCCACTCCGTTTTCTTCGGCAGGAGCAATATGCGGTCGACCTGCAACTCTTCCGCCGTTTCGCTTAGCATGACCTTTCTCAAGCAAATGTGCAAGCTGATAACGGTCTTCGGAATGAACAGTCATTTCAAGAGAATGGCTATTCTCCTTAGTTTTTCGGGCAGTCCAGCTTTTCTTGTAACGTCCGGATTTTACGGGAGCATTTGCGGAAATTTCTTTTTTGACAGAAGTGGCAGTCTTGCGAACTGCCTTTTTCATTGCAGTATCCGCAAGTTCGGAATATTCACGAAGACCGTCCATTACAAGGTCTGCCAAATCATTAATAGAACTCATTTTCCATACCCGCCTTTCTTGCTGTTGCTGTGATTTTCAAGTAGTCACGATATTCAAAATTCGGCGAAATACCGACAATATCATAAATTACGCCACGAAAAGAAATGCGGTTTGCAGTTGCTGAAATTCCCATTGTCATTGGATTTTGCCGAATCATAAACTGCAAAGTCTGCACTTCTTTTGTAGTGCCATTATCGGAGTTTTCCGCCGAATTTTTCACGGAAACAGCAGCCCAGCAGGAGAATGTCTCGTCCCACTGAGACTTGTGATTTCCGATATTATCGACACGTGTCGATTGCTCCAGAATCGTAATACGCTGATTTAATTTTCCGATCTCCACTAAATCACTCCTTCACGCTGTGCAAATAAAATGGAACGCAGAGAAAGCGTTAGCTTGTGAAAATCTGCTGTATTTCGATTTTCGTAGAGGTAAGAAACCGTGAACAGCATTGCCGTTCTGGTGGTATCTTCGTTTCTCTCAAACTTCTCCTCACTCATGCGACCTACGTCCATGCATAGCTTT